AGTCAAACATAGGGCTGGACATGCCGACGACAGACAGGAGCGTGAGAGGATAATGCGTGAATTATCACTTTTTTCCGGTGCTGGTGGTGGACTGCTTGCATCAAAATATTTACTTGGATGGAGAACTATTGGTTATGTCGAATGGAACGAATACTGCCAGAAAGTTATCAGACAACGAATCAAAGACGGCTTGCTCGATGAAGCCCCAATATTCGGCGATATCAGAACATTCATCAGTGAAGGGTACGCCGAAAGATATAGAGGGGTGGTTGATGTCGTCAGTGGGGGGTTCCCATGTCAACCGTTCTCAGTTGCAGGAAAAAAGAAAGCCGGGGCAGATGAAAGAAATATGTGGCCTTCCACTTGCGAAGTTATCAACATCGTCAGACCACCCAGGGTCTTTCTGGAAAACAACCCAGGCATTGTTAGTAGTGGATATATCGGAGTCGTTCTTAAAAACCTTTCCGAAATCAGGTATGATGCGAGATGGCAAGATTTATCAGCGGAAGAAGTCGGTGCCGAACATAAAAGGGAAAGGGAATGGATTGTTGCCTACCCCATGCATGAGCGATTGGAAAGGGGGCACAATTTTGAGAAGAAAAGACACCAAAAAACTACGAGTGGACCAATTCAAACATTGGTGCAAAGTGTTACATGGCCTGACGTATCCGATCCCCATGCATATGGAAGCAATGATGGGTTGGCCTATCGGGTGGAGCGAACTCAAGCCATTGGAAACGGGCAAGTTCCAATCGTGGCTGCAACAGCATGGGATATATTAAGCAATGCCTAAAACAGACAGGAGCGTGAGAGGATGAGCCAAACCAAATGCAACATCGCTTGTTTTGACTGCCGCAAGTTAGGAAACTGTTCATATCAGCGCTTTGCAGCTTGTACCGCAAAACGGAAAATGAGGAAAACCGACTTTACACAAAAAATAGCCGTTTTCCGGTCAAAACGAAAAGACCGGCAGCGATACACAGAGGAGTGCTATCAGAAACTTGCTGAAACCCTTGGATATCCTGACGCAGAAACCATGTGGCGCGACCTGTACACGCCTGCAGGCAAAGATATGTCATTGCCACAACTCAACGCAGTACTTGGCATGGGCGTTGACACTATCAGGCGGCAGCTGCTCAGGTACGACATACCGCTGAGGGGTAAGGGCGGTCACCAGAAAGGCAGGGGGCGGTACATATGAAAATTGTCATACCCGGCAAACCGATCGCAAAAAAACGGCCCCGTTTTGCTCGCATCGGTAAGTTTGTCAGAACATACAACGAGCAGGAAACCGAGGAAAGCCGCTTTCTGTGGGAAGTCAAGCAGCACATGAACGGAGAAAAACCGCTTGATGGTCCGCTGGCTGTCCAGTTTGTTTTCTTCCTGCCACGACCAAAGGGGCACTACGGCACAGGAAAGAACGCCGGGAAGCTGAAACCGAGCGCTCCAAAGTATCACATTAAAAAACCGGACTGCGACAACCTGGAAAAATTCGTTGCCGATTGCCTGAACGGACTCGTGTGGAAAGACGACTCTCAAATTATAAAATCAATCACTGAAAAACACTATTCAGAACAGCCAAGGACTGAAATTATTATCGAGGTGGTTAGGTGAAAATATATTTATTCAAGGCAATAATCGTAGTGCTTTCAATTATTTGTTCTTTGTTTATCCTGATGGTAAGGGTCAATACAGATTACGATTGTTCTACAACAGGCGTTCTTTTTCCTGTGATAGCTGTATGGGGTGGGTTTATTGTGGCATGGAACTTTGACATGTGATTCATAAAAGGGTTATTAGAATAAAATATAAACGATTCCATGACGGGAGGCATCATAAAACATGAGAAGCAAAACAGATAAAAAAGCATGGCTTTGCGGATGGCGAAACATAGCTAATTTGTGTGATTGTTCAGTCGCAACTGTTCAGATGCTTGTAAAAAAATATTCAATGCCGGTAAGACAATTGCCAAACGGCACACCGGTTGCCATACCTGAGGAATTGCAGCTATGGCTTGTCAAGTACGACAAACTAAAGAAAACAAGACTTTACAAGAAAAAAAAAGGAGGTGATGCCATATGAAATAAATAGCGCCAATATTTTACGCTGATGGTGATTTTTGGCGCAGCTATTGACAAGTACGGAAAAGGTGAAAGCTATTAAAGCCTTATAGCTTTTGTGCAAAAAGTGAAAGAGCCACTGGGGTATATCTGGTGGCTCTTTCTTTTTATCCAATTTTGTTGTTTTTCTGAATGTTTGTGGCACAATTAGTGCTTGACATTTATTTTTTTTTATAGCTAACTTACTGTATGGGTGATGCAAACGACTTAAGAGACTACGCAGAGGAAGACCGGGTTGCGATTTCCAAAGAGGCTTCAGAAGACGCACAGGCCGAAGTGAAACGCATTGCCGATAGTATCGGATTAAACCTGGAACACGCCCTCAAACGAATAAAAGAATCAACCGATGCAAAATTAGTCAAAGCACAATACGATAAAGACGATCAGGAATGGAAATACTCGAAAGAGCTTGTTGATAATCGAACAAGGCTTGACGCTTCAAAGTATGCCACCGAGATATTAGGAGGTAGGCCAAGCGAAAAGCATGATGTCAAGATCAATGACGGTATCCAGGTGACTGTGATAAGCAGTTACAAGGTTGACGAGGACCACGAAGAAAAATGATAATGCCTCATAACTTCATGCCAAGGAACTATCAAAAGCCGTTCTTCAACGCTATGGCAGACGGCTATAAACGGGCTGTTGAGGTTTGGCATAGGAGAGCTGGCAAGGATAAAGTCTTTTTGAATTTTGTGGCCAAAGAGGCCATAATGAAAGTTGGTGTTTATTATTATTTTTTCCCCACATTCGCACAAGGCCGTAAAGTTATTTGGGACGGTATTGACCGCAACGGCTTTCCATACATGGATCATTTCCCGCAAGAACTCAGATCAAAAACCCGCAACGACGAAATGAAAATAATATTAACCAACGGATCAATTTTTCAGATAGTAGGCACAGACAACATTGATTCGATAATGGGCACAAACCCGGTTGGTTGTGTTTTCTCTGAATATTCATTGCAAAACCCGCAGGCATGGGATTATATCAGGCCGATATTGTCAGAGAATGACGGATGGGCTGTGTTTAACTTTACACCAAGAGGGAGAAACCACGCATTTATTTTGCGTGAAATGGCAAAGAACAACAAAAACTGGTGGTTCGAGGAGCTAACAGTAGACGATACAAGACGGCCAGACGGTAAGCCTGTTATCGGTCCTGAAGCGATCCAGGCAGAGAGAGAAAGCGGCATGGACGAGGCAATGATACAGCAGGAATATTATTGCTCGTTTGATGCTATGCTCTCAAACTGTTTTTTTGGTGATTCTCTTGCAAGGCATAACAACACCATGACCGGAACAACAGGCAGGCTTGAAGAAAAACGGGGCGATCTTGAGTTTCTGCAGGACGGGAAAGGATACCTTGAAATATGGCGCTATCCGTATCATCTGGTGCAAGATTGGGACAGTTTTCACTGGTCAAACCGCTACTGCATAGGCAGCGACATCGCCGAGGGCCTTGGGCAAGACTACAGTGTAGCATATGTATTAGACAGGCACACCAAGGAGATTGTTGCTCGTATGAGATCAAATACAATCGATTCTCATTCGTGGGCAATTCTGCTGGTTCGTTTGTCACAGTGGTACGACAATGCGCTTATAGTCCCTGAGAGGAACGGTTCCGGGATAAGTGTATGTAAGTATTTAGGCGATAAGAACGCCAATGTGTATGCAAACACGATACCGGCAAAAGCAGGATCAGGACTTACCAAACAGATTGGATGGATTGAAACCAAAAGTTCAAAGTATGACATTTGCGGAGATTTGAAAGACTATTTTGCAACAACACAGGCCACTGTGTACGATGCTTTGCTGATTACAGAGTGTGCAACGTTTATTCGTACAGATTCGGAAAGACTTGAAGCGGATGAAGGTTTTCACGATGATATGGTTATTGCTGCTGCGCTTACAATTCAAGGGCATTATTTTATTCACACCAAAGCGGAAAAGATTGACCCAGGTCCGCAAGGTTGGTTAAAACGAGAGAAAATGGAGGAGGCAAACAATTGGGCCGCTTAAAGCAGCGCAAACCACAGAAGACCGGACCCTCAGACAACCTACTTGGCGAGCTTATGGGGTTAAGGCACTTTGTTGATAATATAAATAAAGCTCCAGATTTCGCATTGAGGAATGGTATATATCAGGCACTTGATAAAGAAACCCCATACTCACGAATGATTGACGGTTTTATTTATGAGTATCAGCTTAAAGACCTTGGCAATAAGATGCTTAGAACAATTCGTATTATCTGTAAAGAGGCAAGGTTCAAAGATATACCGGAAAAAGAAGCGGATCTCTACGTTACAGCGGCACTTGTGGCGATGTTGGATAAAGGACAAGAACCGCCGACAATAGAACCGATTAGACCGGATTGTATTCAGATAACGCAGAAATTTACGCCTCATATTTTGACAAGGGTTAATAACTAATGCCAATGATGCAACGTATAGAATTAAAGTATCTTAAGGACGCACCAAAGCCGGTCTTAGAGGTCTACCAAAAGTTAAAGACCTTTATGGAGGCAAAGGCAAGGCGTGAGTGGGAAGACAGGCGCAAAAAATGCTGGGATGCAATAGAGAATAAAATCTGGACACCGGAAGAAGAAGCCGAGATTAAAAAATTCGGTCAGATCCCCCTGACCATTAACAAATGCAATAAAGGCGTTCAGGGTTCATCTGCGATTGTCACAGACAGCAAACCTGAGGTAAAGTTTCACCCTGTTGGTGGTGGTGATTTGTACGTTGCGGAATTGATGAAGCGTGCATTCGATTATGTATGGGCAAGAAACAACGGAAACGACATAACATATGAACTTGTCGAGGAAACAAAGATTGGTGGCTGTGGATTCTTTGACGTACACCACGACCCGGCCAAAGGCATGTTTGGCAGAATTGATATTGAGGAATCACCACCAGATGACATCTATTATGACGCAGAATCAAGAAAGAGAGATTATTCAGACACAGACATTTTTAAGGCCAAACTCAGAACAAAAACATATATTAAAGAAAACTACCCGAACGAAAAATTTACAGATGAAGAACTGGTTTTCCAGCAAGCACTCAAAAAGGATACCGATGAGGAGACGAGCGAGGGGTTAACCGGTAAAGATAACTACGCTGAGGGAAAAAAGGATTACATTCCTGGCGTTGACCCCGAACCAAAATGTGTATGGGAGATCGAAGCCTGGTTGAAAAAAGTCGTAACTGAATACAGGCTTGTAACATACGCAGAGAACGGGACGATTGCCAGTTCAGAAGCGTTAGACGAAAAGCCGGAGGATATTAGACCGGATCAGGAATTGTATACACTCACTGTTGAAAAAAGAGAACAGCGCATTATTGTCGGTCAAAAATTGATTGAATCAAAAATGAATCCCTACGGAGTTGACGCAGACGGGGATCCTGTTATGCCGATAATTGGATTAAAGGCACAGCGCACAAGGTCGGCCTATCCGATGTCACCAACAGCATACGCTATTCAAATCAATAAGGAAAAGTGCAAGAGGCGACAACAGTTCATTGCTGCTGCATCCCAGGAGATAAACTCCCCACTCATAGAGGAGGAAGGTACAAAGTGGGACGGCAGGCCGGGCAACCCTGGATCAAGAGCGATCATATCAAAAACCGCTGCCACAAAACCACATCGTATGAATGTTGGCTCAATGAATATGGGATCATTTATTACGCTTGAAGACAAGGCCGATGCTGATATTGACGATCAATACGATCTTCAGGACGTAATGAGAGGTAAGACGCCAAAGGGACATGAAAACGCATCAGGACGGCTTGTTTTAGCCTTACAAGACCTTGGCGGCATGATGTCAAAACCATTCCTCAGAAATCTTGAGGCTGCACTTGTGAGAATGGCAAAGGTTGTCTGTTCTATCATACTGGAAACCTGGCCACGTGAAATGTGGGAAAGACTCCTTGATAAAGAGGACATGACCAAATGGACACCGGACGGACAGGCTGAAGAACCAGACGAATTGATTGCCGAAAAGTGGGCGGCAGCGCTTGAAGCAGTAAGCCCTGAAGACCCGACACAAAAAACCAACCTTAGCTTGATGAACTTTGACATACGGCTTACAGCCGGGTCAAGTATGCCGACAAACCGAATGGCAAAAATGCAGCTTGGCATGGAGATGTTTGAGGCTGGAGTATACGACAGAGAGGCTGTTTTGAGTATGATAGACGATCCGGACAAGGACAAGATAATCAAGCGCATGAAAGAACAAGAACAAATGATGATGGAACAAGAGGCGATGAAGGGATAAAAAATGGCAGAAAAAAAGAAAGCACCGAAAAAAACAGCTAAGGCTAAACCAAGCCCTCAGCCGAAAAAAGTTACAGAAATTAACGGCAAGGTAAGGTTGAAAAGCGTTGACCGGCACACAGTAAGACTTGAACTGGTTTACGACAGGGGTATTATCCAAAGCGACAAACGTTTTGATTTGCCGGTTAGTTGTGTATTGAAAAACTTTGACCCGACAATGATGGACGTTTCAGGAGTGTTTGCAATCAAGATTATCTGCAAGCACAAATAAATAATTTTAGGCTATCGAGGAGAAAATAACATGGAAGATGAATTCACCAACGAAGAATTAGTCGAGTTAGGAGAGCTTGACGAGTCTGAATTGGGGCAAGAAGATCAGGAAGACGACACAGGCCAGACTGGCGAAGGTGGAGAAGCTGACGACAGTGAAAAGGCCGATGATCTTGATGGAGAAGTTGCCGACGAAGACGAGCAGGCAGAAGACGAGCAGCCTGTTGAAGACGAAGACCTGGAGCCGGATCTAACAGACTACGATAAATTGTCTAGTCGAGCAGAGGCGGCAGAGCAAAAACTTGAACTGTTACGGAAAGATCCAAACGAGTATTACAAACAATATCCGGATGAAAGACCGCATGATGAGACACCGCCTCAGACAGAACAGCAGGAAAAAGCGACAGAAGATGATGTTATGTCACTTACTGTACAGGGCGGTCAATATGCGGGTTTGACACTTGCCGAAGTGCAGGAAAAAAATCCTGTCATGGCAACAAAACTGTATCTCGATTTTAGGGAAAGAGAAGCCGCAGAGATAAAAGAAAAAGAGGAATTACAGCAAAAGGTTCAGAATGAAATCAACACAGAAATTGATGAATTTGCAGACTTTTTAGCCTCTGATTCTTTTGGGAAAAAAAGCGGTAAAGAACTTACTAAAGAGGAATTGGCACAGACGGACAGCGTTATGAGTGAAGTACATAAATACATTATGGACAACCCAAGAGTTTCAGCGCTGCATATCAAAGATGTTTATTTCCTCATGAATCGAGACAAGGACATTACCAAGGCAAGAAAGGACGGCTTTAAAAGCCTGAAAGAAACCCTTTCGAAACCTTCTGTAAAGTCTGTCAGTGGGTCAAAATCAGGTAGTGTAAAATCTGGGTATGATGTATATTTGGGTATGAGCGCAGATGAACTCGCAACAGAGATTGAAAATATGAGCGATTCAGCATTGACAAAGTTTATGTCAAGCGCCCCTAAAGAGTTAAGAGACAAGTACCCCTCAATGGATTGGGATTAACCGTAGCAGTTCTGACATAAAAACGGAGGTATGACAAATGTCAGACTGGACCTTTCAAACATCGGACGCACTAACAGCCCAAACATGGGCAAAAAGATGGTGGGTCGAAGCAAAAACAGAATCTTATTTTTATATGAATGGTTTCATTGGAAACGATGAAATGAACTCTATTGTTGTTGAGTTTCCGGACCTGATGGAAAATCAGGGTTACCAGCACACATTCGGACAGGTACGTGAACTGTCTGGAGCTGGCGTGACCGGTGATAGCACGATGGAAGGGAATGAAGAAGCACCGGACGTTTACGACGATGCAATCACCATTGACCAGAAAAGAAACGCTGTAAGGACAGCTGGTAAACTTTCTGACCAATACCCAAGTGATAAAGCGGTTCGTAAGTGGGCAAAGACTCTGCTGAAAAGATGGATGGCAGATACAATCGATCAAGACCTGTTTACAGCCCTTGGAACATCTCCAACAAAAGTATTGTATGGTGGCGATGCTACATCAACAGCGACTATCGAGAATACAGACTTTATGACCTTGGATTTGATATCCAAGGCTGTTGCGTATTCTAAGAAAACAACCCCGAAGATTATGCCGGTATCTATAAAGGGCAAAAAGTACTTTGTTATTGTGATAAGCCCGGATCAGGCATACGACCTGAGAACCTATGACGCTTCATGGAGTCAGGCGCAGCGTGAAGCGCTTAAACCAGGCATGGATAACCCACTGTTCACACAGGCAGAGGGCGTATGGAACGGCTGTATTATTCATTGCCATGAAAGAGTAGCCCTTGCAACAACATGGGGTTCAGGATCTAACTTGACCGGAGCAACAGCACTTTTCATGGGCGCTGGCGCTGCTGGAATTGCTTATGCAAAAAAGAAAGTTTGGAATGAGAAAACTTTCGACTATGGCAATAAAGTTGGCTTCTGTATTGGTTCTATCTATGGCACTACAAAAGCTGTTTTCAATTCTGCTGATAACGCTCTTGTGGCTGTTAGGACTTACAGAACCAACAATTAAACTGTTTTAGGTGTGATAGCCTGATGCTGGCCGCATTATAGGCGAAAGGGGCTTGCCTTCTCCCTCGCCCCTTCACACCTGAAAAACATTAATTCAAGGGAGAAAGGAGAGCGGTTGAAATGTCAAAACAGAAACTTGTCGACCCTGCTGATAAAGCAAAGGTCAAAACAGAAGAAGCTGAAGTCAAAGAGATGGAGAACGCCGTATCTCTTGACCGGTTTACACTTGAGGACCTGCAAGCGGTTCCTGAAAGCAAGACCGGTTCACGGCATCCCTTTGAAGGGTATCCAATGGTTTACAAAACCGATGGTAACGGCAATCGATTTTGTGCAACGCATTTGGTCGTTTATGATCCTAATAAGATTATACCACAGGACCCGTCTGGGGAAAATTTAACGATTAGACAGAAAGACGGTACACTCAAAACCGTAACGATCAAAACAACACACAGTAGAGTTCTACCGGATTATCCAGGCAGCAAGAATACAGACATCGTTTTTGATAGAGAAATCCATCTGGGCGATGGCAAGCTGCTGCAAAATTGTGCATTCGTTAAAAGCCCATCTTTACGGGCGCAGCTTATGTTTGATTACAACGGCAGGACAGGCAAGATCTTAAGGAATAATAATTATTTACTTGCAGACTCCAAACAAATCAGCCGATTAAGGGAAACGTTCAAGAATATAATCAACCCCAGATTGAAAGCTGATAGAGATTCTGCATTGATCTCAAACGAGACGGAAGGGTAAAAGAACATGACAGATATCAGACCAAACGGTCTTGACCAGAAAGACCTGGTTGACATGTTTTACATGGTTGTCAGTTCAATAGCTGGTATCTGTGCAAAACTTGACAGCGATACAGGAGTGCCATTAACAACCTACACCGCCAACTGTTACACAGCTATGTTTGATATGAAAATCACAGACTCAAACGGACAGGTGACAGGACCCGGTGGAGGCATAATCATTTTTCCCGGTGGAATTACCTCAGAGGCAAAGATTGAGCTATTATATCAGATTTATAACGCAATCGAAACCTTGACAGAGCAGCTTGATACAGACGTATTGACCGATTCAAACTATGAAGCGCTTTGTTACACAGCCCTGTTGCTGCATAGGATACAAAATAAATTAGGTAATTTTATCGGCAACGGGACAACCTATAAAATAGGACCCACAGGAGAACCGGACCAGAGAGAGATGGTTGATTGTTTGTATGGAATCGTTGACGCTATTGAAACACTAACAGAAAAACTTGACGCTGATGGAACCGTGACAGACACAGACTACGAGGCGCTGTGGTATACGGCAAACATTACGATCAAGATAAGAAATTCAAGCAATGAAACGCTTGGGAATTAAGGAGCAATTAAAATGAGAAAATTTTTGTTTATTGTAACACTGGCTTTTTTCTGCTTATCCTTTGGGCTTACTGCAAATGCCACAGATTACAACTACATCGCAAGCGTGTTTAAAATGGAGGCTACAACGGTTGGCGAGATGGAACTCACGCCGGTTACAAGCGGAATCACCTTTAAGGTTTTGACAATCAATACCGATACCGCTGCAACCTTAACCGTTTTCAACTCAACTACATCGTTGACTAACCCCGTGACAACGACAAACTTTGCAGCAGCCGCAGCCTGTAACGGCAAGGTCAAATTCACAACCACAGCATCCACAGTGGACCTGATTGTTGTTGACACCGCAGGCGGCTACAGTGTGTTTGTCGAAGACTTCAGCCCGAACGATCACAAGATTGTGATTGATGAAAGACCAAATATTGCCCATCATGGCATGATTTGGTTCACGGCTTCTGATGCAACAGAGACAGACACAGGCGTTGACTTTCAAACAGACACAAGAATTGAACTTGTTAATTTTGAAGTTGACACAGTTGATGCAACAGAAACAATCGATATCGGTCTTTTATCAACAGAGGATTCAGGATCGGGTGATCCTGATGGCTTTGTTTACGGTGCAAGTGTCGGGACCCTTGGCATGCCACTGTTGACACTTACGACTTCAGGCGCATACATGGACGATGGCACAAACTTTGATCCAGATGGAATGATAATTGAAGCGTCAAGTGCTGTAAGTCTGACATATACCGGTTCAGCCGGAACAGACACCGCAGCCGGTTACATTCATTATTTCTTTACTCGATTGAGATAAAAATGGCTGATTATTTAACATACTTAAATATTAGAGACAGGATAAAGGCGGCAGCAAGAAAAAGCCTAGGATCCAATGATACATTAATCGATTACATAATAAACATGGTTTATTTGAACGAGGTGATAATATCGGACGATATTTACCCGTATCATTGGCTGATTGACTTTGACGACTCTTTGCAGTCAAAACCTGTTTCTAATATTTCAGCCGTATCTCAGGCATCAGCCGGGATAATAGATACAGCGGCAGCACATGGCTTGAGAGTCGGCAGTATATTCAGTATTCACAACGTTTCTGGTATGACGGAGTTGAATGACCGGTTGCATATCGTTTATTCAATTCCGTCAACCACACAAATAAATATCGGGACAGACACCTCTGGATATACCGCCTACACATCTGGAGGGGTTATAAATCATCATGGCGAAACCCTGAATGTTTCAGGAAAGGACGTTCACAGGGTTCTGAAGGCTGGATTCCAAGAGTATCAGCCAATGAGTGAAATAACGTATCAGGAAATCGAGGACAATACAGAATACCATGACACGGATCATACAGGGATTCCAGACCGTTATTATCATGGCAAAGACTATGCCACAGACGGCACTGAAACAAATCAGCTTATCTGGTATCCCGCAGCCGACCAAGAAATCAGGCTGAGGTACTGGTTTGTAAAACGAGTTTCAAGGCTGTCGGCTGATGGTGATGTTCCAGTCATACCACATCGTTTTCATGATATTCTTGTTTCAGGTACTCTTTCAAGGCTGGTTGAACAGGGCGTTCAGGTTGACACACCGTCAATCTGGCCGAGTACTTACGCCTCACAACTGGACGCATTAAGAGAGGACAATCGAAAGTATTTCAAAGAGAATGATAAAGCCTTCAGGGAAAAGATGTATTTAGTTTGAAAAAAACAATAATCATAGTTTTACTTATTATCGTATCGGTTGCCATCTGCCAGGCCATCCCGCTGTACCCCCGATTCTTTTCTTTTGGCGGCAGGTGGCAGCCTTCTGAAGATCCTGTTTTGATCGAGGGGGATGGATTCGTTGATATCCAAAACCTTAGAAGAATAAACAAACGACTCAAAGGCGTGTCAGGGCATACACGCATAACCACAACACCAATCTCAGATAATACAAGCACATATAAAAACGCTTTTCATTATAAAAAATCGTCTCCTGCAGAAACACATATTCTGACACAATGGGAGGCTTCAGGCGGCAGCGGAATAGTTGAAATAAACGACACAGCAATACCAAACGCTGGAAACTACGAGGCAAGCTCATGGTTTACCGAAGACGCAGACGGAGGGCTTGGGCGATTCTCAGAGGCTCCTGGAAACAGCGTTATTTATACAAACGGAGTTGATACAAAAATATGGAGTGGTGACGAAACAGGCGTTGCTGCATTCTATTTTGTATCATCCGACAATTGGCCAAGCCTTGGAGCAGAGGACGCAAGAGATTACACAGACGAAGTGAACACAGCTACAGAAACAGGCGTTGCAGCAGTAGAGGCAAGCGGTTATATGCTTGTCGGGACAACAAGGCCGATTCAGGGCATAAAGTTTTACATTTCGAGCGGTAACGCTTCAGCAGCAACAATGGTTGGTAAATATTACAAAGGCAGTTCAGTATTGACAACTCTCACAATCACTGACGGCACAAGCGGTCTTGATTCGACAGGCTGGGTAACATTTGATTCAACCGTTGATACCGCTGAAAAATGGCTGATACAGAACACTTCTTTATACTGGTATCAGTTTGAAATAGATGCCGGTAGCGCTGATATTTATTATGTGACCGTTGATATGCCGGTGCAGAATATTAAAAATATTTGGGACGGTGTCACAGTCCCACTTGCTGCATGTTTGAAATTTGTAAACAGCACATCACAATACATTGATTATACAGACGAGGCAAATGACGATACAGACACAAATGTTGTGGTTTTAGATTCTCATGGCACATCTGATTATCTGTATTTAGGTTTTGTAGAAAGACAACAGGGATTCTTTATTGACATACCGGAGGGGAAAGGAAATACAAACTCTGCTTTAATGTCAGTCAAATACTGGAACGGTACAGCATGGACGCTTGCACCTTCTCAGGATTACACAGACTGTGATAGCGGAGAAACACTTGAATGTGATGGTTTAATTCCAATATATGCAAGCTGGGTTGTAAACGAGCAGCCATATTCTTTTGATGATAAAATACCGCTTTATTATTATCAGTTAAGCTGGAACGCTGCCCTTGACGCTGAAACTGAAATTGCACACATTGAAGGGGTCCCAAACCCGCAACCGGTTGGAGATAGTTTTAATTTTTCACAGATATTTCAAAACAGGCTTTTCTTATTCCGGGAAAACTATGCGCTGTATTCAGCTTTTGATTCATCTGATATTTTTAACGGCTCAGACTCGGATACAATCTATCTTGGAGAGTCAAAAGATTTAACCGCTGCTTGTGTTGTTTCAAACATATACGACTCATCAGCAATTTACATGATGCTGGTAACAAATCCAGGCGAGACATACCGCTTACTTGGAAATGGGCCAGATAATTGGGAAGTGCAGAAAATATCCGGCACTGTTGGCTGTCCTGCACCGCTATCAATGGCTGTCTGTGATGTTTCCGGAGTTGGCGAGGCAGGCAGACATGTTGCTATCTGGCAAAGTGGCGCAGGAGTAATATTGACCGATGGCGCAAGCCTTCAGGATATATCCAGAGATATTTATTGTTATTTCGATAAGAACGACTCAAGAGCAATCCCACAGGACAGGATTGACGACTCGGTTGGTTGGTTTGATCCGAAATTGAACGTTTACAAACTTCTAATTTCTTCAGGATCAGGCCAAACAACGCACAATGTTGAACTTGAATACTCTTTGCTCTACGGCGAGTGGACTAAAATTTACAGGGAAGACGGCAGCGGAGCAAACCCGTTACAAATCGGGTTCCCTGTTTCTGATACATACGGCAATGATTATAATTATGGCATGACGACTGAAGGCCATCTTTACAGGCTTGAAAACGGTAACACCTGGAACGGCACAGCAATTGAACAATCCATTACAACAAAAGATATAATGCTGGCTGAAAACGGTTTCTGGAATCATACACACATCGAATATTTTAGATCAGCGTTTAAAACAAAATCAACTGGTGACGGTGAAGACTTCAGTTTTACCCATTACTGCGATCAGGCAGAAACAACAGACGGATCGAATTTACAGGAAGTACCGGCAGACATAGACCTTGCAAACGGACCTTACGCAACATCAGACTGTTACCTTGGCCCATGCCTATATCATAGATTTAAATTGACCGGCAGCACTTCAACCGTTGCAGATGGTTTGGAACTATCCGGAATGGGATTCTATTATACATTTGAGGATACAATATTTGAGGATTAGAAAATGTCATTAGCAAGAGATTTGGCAGCATTAAGAAGCAACGCAAGACTCAGAGGCAGAACCATATCGAGGAATCAAATTGCCGGGGCTGTTGAAGGTCGAGCAAGGTCAGCAAGTGCAAGAGCAACGTCAGCAAGGCAGGCCAAAACAGCGCAGGAGGGGCTTGCCATTCAGAGGGAGGGCATTGCATCAAGGGAAAAGATTGCAGGCCAGGAAATGAGTCTGAGGGAGCGCCTTGCAAGTGACGAGGCTTTACTCCGGAAAGAATTGCAATCTCAAGATATAAGGTCAAGAGAATCGTTACAGGATAAGTCTATTGAATCATCAAGGAGAAACCTTGACCGGCAACTCATGGCGCAGGAGATAGCCCAACAGCGCAGCCTGCATCAATCAAATGTTCAATTTGGGAGGCAGATGCAATACGACAGACAAAGAGATAAACTCCGCTATGATGCAGAGATGAAAAACTATGAAATCAGTAAAGAACGATGGGAAAGACGATTTGAAGAACAGAAAAAGCAAAGTAGACGCTGTATCATTATAACCGCCTGCACTTCTCCGACTTCATACGAGGTTGAACTCGCAAGAGTATTCAGGGACCAATGGCTGGATTCACTTACGCTGGGTGGGTACTATGCACTGTGTGAAATCGTAGTGCCATTTATTGATAAATATGAGTCAATACGGAAACTTGCAAAGAAATATCTGGTGGATTCATTTACAGATTTTGCAGAGTATTTTTATTTCAAAAAAACTGGGTTTGATAAGAAAAGATCAAAGCCAATTACGTTGGGATTTTTAAAACTATGCCAGACAATCGGCAGGTTTGTTGACACAAAAAAATGGATAGATTTACACAGGTGATATTATGTATTTTCAATTGGCTATGATGATGGGTTCGGCAATCGGATCAAGGAGAGCGCAGAAAAAGCGATCTATTGGAGCAAGCGGCAGCATGGGAGATAATGCAGCAGCAGGTTTTAGCATGGCATCAAAATTAAATCAGATCAGGACACAGCATGCACAGAATCAAGCCAAAGAGAACGAAATGAGACAACAGTCTTTACAGTCACAGAATTTTGTTAGAAAACATGATAATTTTCTTGATGAAAATCAATACTATTAGGGGTTGGGATGGGCAATTTTACACCTACAAAAACAAACTATCTTGGATATGCAAATTTAGCCTTAGACCTTTACGGGCTTAAACAGCGCCATGACGCACAGGAATTGCAAGAGCGTGAACTTGCCATGAAAGAAAGGTTTGGCCAGGAAGACAGAGCCGAACAGCGCAGAATAAACCAAATGCGGTATGGACAAGGTGGTATTGAGGATCGGCGCTTAAATATAGCCGATAGACAACAGCAAACAGAAGGCAGGCGAGAAGATAGAGAGGAAAGGGAACAACCCCCGTCACAAAGACCGTTTACAAGGTCGCTGTTAATGCCTGAAATCGCAAAAATGAAATCATACGGCTTAGATAAGGCATACAAGCCCTTGATTGACTACGCTGAAGGCTTGACAGAAGTTCCGAATTCGACAAGAGGTAGAGCATATTTAAAAATAAAGACAGAATATCCCAGATTCCAGAAAATGCTGATTAATAACCTTCAGAAAGAAATCGAGAAGGGCGCAACGACAAACCCTGACTTCTTAAAGACAGAACGGGGGCAAATGCTGCTTGGAGAGATCCAGGCCATTGAGGAAGACAAGACAGGCGAAGCAATTGACAACATGTTTCCAATGGTAAAGCGTGAGTTTGAACTTGAAGCGTTAAAACGGAGGGTGGACGCAAGGACGGCCACAGCGCCAAATATGAAAACTTACGTAAACCCGCTAACGGGAGCCACTTCCCCAGTAAACATAAGAGATGCGGCCGCTGTCGCAAAAGCAGAGAAGCAAGGCGAGGTTCTTGTAGGTCCAGAGCAAAGAGGATACCTTGAAAAATCAGGAAGAACAAACGCAGAGCGTGAAGCTGAAATTGTAAAAGGCGGTTCAAAAGCCAGAGGACAAATAACAACACTTAAAAACATTGACTCACTTCTTGACCGTTTTGAAAGTGGCCGACTTGCTGGAGCAAAACTTGAACTCCAGAGGTTCGCTGACGCATTTGGCATGCCTGTTGATGTTTCTGGTATGGCAGCAAAAGAAGGGTTTCAGTCCATTGCAAACGAACTCGCATTGCGTTCAAGAAATCTCGGTGATGGTATGATGCTGGCAGGTCAAATGTCAGAAAGAGACGTCACATTCCTAAAAGAAATGAACCCTCAATTGATATCAAGTAAGGCGGGAAACCGGTTACTCATTAAAATGCGAATAAAAATGGCAGAGCGTCAAGAAGAAGCAGCCAAACTGGTTTCACAATTCAAGAAAGAAAATGGCGGGATATTCCGAGCAGCCGCATTCAATGAATATGTTTCCGAAAAACTTGGGAACCAATCAGTTTTTGGTATACCAGATGGTTCAACTGTTGTTGGTGACGACGATAAAACAGGATTACCAGTATATAAAACAAAAGATGGTAAACTTATAATCCCGGATTTTTAATATGGAAATTTCAGAAGACAGGTTAATACCAAGAACGAACAGAATAGAAGGCAAAGAAATTGATCCGTCAAGGCTTATTCCTAGACCAGATGCAAAACCAATTCAAGACCAATTCAATGAGTTACCCAAGGAAGACCAGCAGACACTTACACAAGTAACCGGCCCAAGACCGGCGGGATTAGGTACACACGCAAACGCTGCAACAGTAGACGACCCACAAATTAAAATGCAGATATACGCAAATGCTCGTTTCCCTGATGATCCAAAAGCGATTGAAAGGTATGGTATCCAGGACGGACAGGTTGTTTTTTTAGGTGATGATGGAAGGATTCATAAAGAAACAGGCGATTTGATAACAGACAAATTGACAGCCGTTGCAGGTGAAGAAATAGCAAACGCACCATCAACATTATTGTCAACCGCTGGTGCAGGTTTGGGGGGGGCGATTGGTGCTGGTGCTGGTTCTTTTATTGGAGAACTTATAAAGCAGGAGTATGCAAAAAGGAAACATGGGGAAGAAATGCCGATGCTTGAAAGGGGTGTCAAGGCCGGTATAATGGGGGGGCTTGGGACTGCAAGTGAACTTGGCGGGCGTGCCACAAACGAAATGGTAAACGCTGTGCTTGGGAAAGTTACAAGGGGAGGCAAGGTGGCAAGAGTGGCTTCACAAGATTTACACCGTCTTGATAAACCTGAAATGATAAGAATGCAGGAGTTGTATAAAGAAAAGGGTATAACTCCAACGCTTGGAGAAACTACCGATTTAGGCAGCTTGCAGAAAGAATACATTGTAAATAAAGGTATGCCAAGCGAGGGCGGTGACTTACTTCAAAAATTTGAGAGAGATGTTAGGGTTCCGGAGCAGGACGCAGCAATTCAAAAAGAGTTGAGAAAAATATCACCAGAAACATCAATAGCAAGAGCTGAGAAGAAGGGCGAAAAGGCAATAAAAGAAATTGCCGATGACATCAAAAAAAGACGGGATGAACAGGCAAACCGCTTGTATGCAAAGTCTTTTCAGGAAGAAACAAATAAACCTGAATTGTTGAGGATGAAAAAACGAAATACAGAAAGAATTAAACAGCTTGAGAATGTTGAGGCTGATTTTGATACATCGCAAATGGCTAAGGAATTACAAGAATCTGGCGTACCATCCATGCAGCAAATGGGGGAAGGCAAAGACGTATACACAGAAAGAATAGCAAGAGATTATGCTAAGAAGTTTAAAAAAACACCGTTAATGAAAGAGGTTAAAACCGACAATAAAAGGATAGCCGACCTTAAAAAAGAAAACCAGAATATTGACAATGTATTATCGGGAAAAGACGTTAAAGGATTTAAACCGCCAAAGATGAAAAGAAAAGTTGACACAACAGATGTCATGAACGAGGTTGATTCTGTTTTGGCTAAATCAACAAAAGGTGATCCATCGTTTGCAGCCTTCAGGCGTGTTAAAAACATGATTAAGGAAGCAGATGGAGATCTTGAAAAACTACACGAAATAAAACAGTCAGGCATTGATAACGTTTTGGATAAAATGAAGGTTCCAAAAATAAAAAGGCGAATGCAGATTGTAAAAAATAAATTGCTTTCATCTCTGCAAAAAACATCGCCGCAATATGATGTTGCAAGACAGGCATATGAGCAGCAGAGCAAAACATTTGATAAATTTGTCGAATCTATGCTTGGCACTCTAAAAAAAGGTAAGTTTGGTTGGGAGGTTAAAGACCCGAAAAAACTGGTTGGGAAAAGCGCATCACCAGAGGCCATAGCACAAGCAAGGGCATATTTTATGCCAAAGCACAAAGAAGCATGGGATGCAATATCATCCGCATATCTGAGAGACTCACTTGAAAATATAACAGTTGTTCCAATCGCACAAGGCGCAAAGTTTCAAAAATTAACACATCAGAGCGTTAGGCAAAAAAGAAGATTGCAAAGCGCACTACAGGAAAAATATCAGTCTTATGCAGATTTGATGGAGGTATTGGAAAAAACAAATGTTATAATAGACAGAAACTCAAATACCGCAGCAAAGCAAGAGGCTATAAAACAAAGCAAAAATAATATTGGTGGATACAGGGGGTTAATGTTAAAAGTCGCCAGATATTATAAATCGATATCCCCTTCTGGCGCAGAAGAAATGATAAAAGAAAGCGCACACCCAAAACATGTACTTGAAGTTTCAAAGAAACTTATCACACCACAGGGACAGCAGCAGATTAAACGATTAAAGCAATTAAAGCCAGGAACAAAAGACCAGATAAGATTACTGTTAACATTTGCGGGCGTTGCCGGTGGTACACAAGCCGGTAGATTAGTTCAGAAAAAAACAACTGAAGATGTTGAACCAAAATTACCAAGTCGATTAGTAACGCCGCAACAATGGCAGCAATTATTACAGCAGGAATAAAACAGATTATGATTTCAACAAAATTCATACCAACAGATATTGATCCCGCTATAAAGTGTGCTAAAATCATAAATAGGCAGGTGAAAAACATTTTGTTTAGTTTTTCTGATTTATACATAAGTTTAGATTAGAACAAAAAGAAAGAAATTGCAAATGGGACGAATTATTTCAGCCGCAGCGACATTGCCAACCGGAGATAGGGTTTTAAATAACCCCATAACATTATCACTTGATTCAACCGGTGATACAGATACAAACGATCCTTACACCGTGACTGTTGCGAATGGTTTGGAAACGAACAGCCAGTATACAATCGTTCATGGCTTCAATGTATCGAGCGCTCTGGACGTTGAATGGATTGATAATAATAATGAGTATTTAACCCCTGCCAAGGTTACAAAGTCAGACAATAATACCATTGTGGTTGATTTTGGCGAGGCTCTAACCGGGACACATACACTGACAATCGGTCAAATAGGATAATGCTAATGGACCCCCAAGAAATAAACGACCTGTTGATTAGAATAGACGAAAGGACGGAACATCATACAAAACAGCTTGGAGAAATATGTACTCTCGCAAAATCAAAAGACGGTTTTGGAAGGTGCCAAAAGAAAGATGTAAGAATAAAACATCTCGAAAGATATCAATGGCTAATTGTTGGCTGTTTATTGCTGGGGTCTGTTAAAATGATATTTTTTTGAAAGGTGGTTACATGCATCCCGTATTGATTGTTATACATCATAGTTTAACCAAGGATTCAGGTACGGTGTCATGGCAGGCAATGCGCAACTATCATCTTTCGAAAGGTTTTTCAGATATTGGTTATCATTACGGGATTGAACAAATTAACGGACGTTATGAAGTACTTGTTGGCAGGGGAATGAATAAAACAGGCGCACATACAAGGCACGCAGGAATGAACCACAAAAGCCTTGGTATTTGTTTTGTAGGTAATTTTGATATCAGTGAACCGCCTTTAGCAATGTGGAGAGTCGGTGTCAATTTTGTGAGGTCTTTATGCCAGACGCTCGCAATACCACCAGCAAGCGTGACAGGACATAGAGATTATACCAGCTATAAATCATGTCCGGGCAAATTTTTTGACCTTGGCAAATTTAGAGCAGACTTGGCGAAAGGGTAAACCAATGAATTACATTGAATGGATTCTTGCAAATTGGGAGATTATCGCCGGAGCAATTACAGGGTTATTGCTCCTTGGAGTGGCTATTTCAAAAAAAACAAGAAATAAGACAGATGATAAAATTTTTGAGACATTGCAGAAAGTCTGGGAAACAATCGCTTCTGTTGTTAGCAAAAAGAAAAAATGAAGGGGTTTCTGACAGTCATTGGACACGCTGTCGGAATTCTGCTTGATTCTTATATCGCATACAGAAAAAAAAAGGTATTCCGTGATAAACAAGATGAAGCCGATACTATTTATGTTAATCCTGGCTCTCGCTGGCTGTCAGAGTTTAAGCGGGGGCAAACTCCCCACGGAGGCAAGCCCAAGGCCAAACCTGGAAAGCCTGACGATAACGGCAGAAAATGATCTCCATGTTAAAGATGAAGATGGATATCACGTTTTTATAGGCACAGGTGGCTTGTGAATAAACAAGAGTGATGCAGCAGAGTTACTGCTATATATCCACAGCTTAGAGGAAAAACAATAAAAGGAAGGTGAAACAATGGTAAAGAAATTTTTGAAAGCAGCGATTATTTTATCTATGAGTCTTGTTTTTATGGGGGCAAGCATTGGCAGCGGAGAAAAGACAGCCGATGCTGTTATATCCGCAGCAACTTGCTACATTTCATCTATACAAGTCATTACAGACGGAACAAATGACGCAAAGGTTATCTTGTATGATAACGCTTCAGCGGCAAGCGGGACAGTTATATGCGAACTCACGGTTTCAGGGTCGGCTAATTTTGGGGGGCGATATTGGAACCCACGGCGACTATGTATAAATGGAATATTTGCAGACGTCACAGGCACAGGCGCATCATACATTATTGATTATAGTAATTAGGAGTCAATATGAGAAAAATATTATTTACACTCCTTTCATTCTCTCTTTTGTTTCTGTTTGGTTTTTACGGTGGGGTGAGTTTCAACCAACCCAACGAGGATGCTACATTCAATTCAGTATCCACAGGCTCGCCAAATTCTACAGAGGGCGTTGAGGCCGGTGTTATCGAGGGTAAGATTGAGAATGACGCTTCAGAGGAAATTGTTGGTGGGTCTATAACCCTTGACTTGACTGATGAAACAGACGGTACAGAGGATACTACATTACGCCTTTATAATATGACAGGTGGATCACTCACTGAGGTTCTATCTTTTGTCGGTATAGACAACGAAGCCATTTCAACCACGTTTTGGAAAACAAGGCAACAGGAAGTAATAAAAACCACAACCGGTTCGCTTACTGCTGCTGAATGTTCCAAAGCATTGATTAACAACCAAGGCCAGGCAGCAGAGATGACACTCACTCTGCCAACAGCAGCCAAGGGTTTAAAATTCACATATATTTTAGGAACAGCAGCACAGACAAGCCACATCAAAGCTGGTGTTTCAGATAAAATATATTTAGATGGTACAGCCTTGGACGATGGTGACAAAGTATCAAACAACGCAGGATCAAGTGTAATTGCTGATCAAATAGTATTTTACACATTTCAGACAGGATCAGGTGCTTACGATTGGATAGCACAGACGGTACAGGGTACATGGACTGACGGAGGAGCATAATGAAAAAAATATTTATAATTCTTTTTTTACTAATCATTCCAAGTATCTGCTTGGCGACAGCGACCGTACAACTACATGAGATGACCGCAACATCAACAGGGGTTGATAAGACTTCTGGCACTTGTAGGTTCAAACTTGCAGATAATACGAATGCGGATACCAATAG